ATTTACCTCGTGTGAAGAGTTCTGTTTTATTTAGGAACTAGGTTCCTCTAGTATCCATCGTAAAATCTGCTGCTCTTTTTCTAGCATTACGGCGTAGTGCTACTTTTTGTTCTAAAGGACTAAGAACACCCTTCTTTTTAGCCTCCTCACTAGGAGAGGGTGGCTTTTCTCCACGCTCTTTTGGTTCTTGTCTAGAACCACCAAACCTTAGTGGTGGTTTATTTCTTTCTTTAACTCTAGGATCACCACCTTTTTGAGTTGGTCTACCAGTCTTCGTATCAATACCGGTTTCTCTTTCAGAACGATTCAACTCATCAATTATCTCACCTTCTGGTTCATAAGACATCTTGAGACCCATCGCTCTCAATTTGTTCTTTACAAGATTCACCTTTGTATTCATAGAACGGGAGTCTTGCTCTTCACCATTCTTTTTTTTCTTATCATCAGAACCACATTCCATTTCTTCCTTTACTTTTTCTGGAAGACCTTTGTGTGTTGTTGATGCAAACTTCTTTGCTTCTTTTTTGGTAATTTCTTTAGCAACTTTGGCAACTTCTGGACTTGCGGCAGGTTTTCCTTTTTTAGCGGCATAAACCATACCCATAAAACGTTGCTGTGCCTGACTAACTGCTTTTTCGGCAATCAGTTCACCTTCAAGTTCATTATGTGCCATCAATCCCTTACCACCTTGTTCGGGAGCAATACGAACTTTATTTTTTTTGCCCTTTTTCATCACATCAATTTTTGTGGTATTAGAATCTTCGGTTTCCGCTTCGTGAATAAACTCTTCTTTACGAGTTGCGATGGCATTTCCAATCGCACCACGCCTCTTCATTAGATACTTATCGGACTTATCTTTATCACCATCATTATCAACATCACCGTCTTCTTTACCTACTGGGTCTAATCCTTTACCTGCCGCAACTCTTGCGGTCTGAGAACCTTTCTTTTTCTCGCCCTCATAAGGTTCACCATACTGAGTCATCTCAACGGATTCAATATTTGGATTGGCACGAAGTTGATTAATTTTCTCACGGGTTGCCATTCTTACATAAGACTTTTTAGTATTCTTATCGGTTACTCTAACCTTATACTTTCTGTGCTCTGCCGAATCCAATTCTTCAACATAGGTTAAAGAAATTGGTTCTTGTTCCTTCTCGGTCCCTTCAACAAAAACCTTAAAGAGTGCCTTTGCAAGAGAATCCGATGCGGCATCCTTAAATGCTGGATTAAAATCTTCTGCCTTCATACCACCACCTTCTTTACCGAATAATTTTGCCTTAACAATAGCCTTTTCTTGACCGCCCATACTGCTATTTTGCATATACTGAGAAAATGCCTGACGAAGTGGAATATCTTCTCTTCTTGCTCTGTAACGAATATCATATACTGCCTGCTTTGCTCTTTGTTCTGGAGACTTTCCAGAATCGTCCTTTTTATCTCCCTTATCAGTAGGAGCAGCACCGGCAGCGGCAGGAGCGTGTTTTCTCGCTGGCAACTCTTCGGCAATATGATTTTTCATATTAAGACTTTACTACTTTACTATTTTCTATACTTATTTATAAAGTCCTTGATATTAGATGCCTTATAACCACGATAGGGTTTTGCTCCGTATTGTAGATTTGTTTCGGGTGCCTCGGGAGTCATATCCGCAACATACTTATAGAATCCAGATGTTCCAACTAAAGTATTTGGTTTTCCGGGTTCTCTCATCTTTCTATCCATCGTAACTTCGGTATATTTCTTGGTTTCCATTACATCCTTAATCCAGGACTTAAACATCATACCAGATTCGGTTACACAAATCAGATAGTTAGTACCACGACGCAGAATTCTTCCAACAAGTCCGGTATTCAGGTTCTCAACCAGTTGACCGATTTGGAAGATTTTTTCCGAAATATAATTCTCACGAAGAGTCTGGTAATCAAACTTAGGAGCAATTTCCCAGAGGTTCCAACTTTCATTAATACCCATAGATGCTCTTACGGAATCAAATAATTCTTGTGCCGCTTTACGCTTCATCTCTGGAGGAAGACCTTCCCTAAACTTACGAAAATCTCCTTCGGCAGCGGCAAGTCTCATTCTGGAAGCAGACATTCCCTCAACACCTTTGGCATCAGGATCGCGGTCTCCTGCAGATACTACCTCAATAGCATCAAAGGCATACAGTTGCCCGTTATAATTATTAGAAAGTTTCTCAAACTCTTTTACGCGGTCAGAACCACCCACGATTCTAACATTTGTATATCCATCGTTATGTGCCTTTTTAAGAACATCAAAAATAGTCTTATTTGCGGCATCATTTACAATTCTTTCACTATGAGCGGGGAACATCTGTCTCATATATGAAATCTTTGTATCAGGGTCCAGTGGATTCTTTTTCTTATCCTGACTTCTGGATGGATAGATTAAATAGTCTCCACCATCTGCCTGAGATGAAGCGGCGGCAACATCCATCAATTGCTGATGCCCGACCGTAGGAGGATTGAAACGACCAAAAGCAACAGTAAGAGTTCCTTTAGTCTTAGGAACTGGTGGAGGAGTTGCCACAGGTTGTTGTGGTTCCTGTGCTACTGGTTGCTGCTGCTCTGGTGCTGGTGCTGGTTCTTGCTGCTGTTGTGGAGGTTGCTGGGCGTTGGGGTCATTATAACTTGGAGAAGGAACATCCTTTTCGTGTGGAGTTTGAACTGGGTCCTTTCCTACTCTCTGGCGCTTATTATAGAACTTTAACTTTCCACCTTCGGTTTTGGCAACGAACTCTCCGGTTGCCCTATCATACCAATCACCGTGCCCATTTCCCTGCAATCCAAGACGCTGAGCCTGGTCTGCGGCAGAAGTTGCTTCTGATATAAATTGGAGGAAACTTTTCATTACTTACTTAATTTTTTCTTACGAATATTCGCCATTATTGCTTCTTTGTTGGCAATAATATAGTTTAAACCATTTTTTCTAATCTTTATATATTTATTCTTTAACAAATCTGATTTATTTGATTTGATTTCATTATCAAGAGTAAAATAAAAATACTTGATAAAATCATTCATTACATCTTTTGGTAATGATTTTTTAGTGGCGAAAATATCAATAATATTATTAAGAAATGCTTGGAGATCTTTCATATTATACAGGTTCTATTCTAACTACAATTTCATTTAATCTTACGCCTTGAGGGGTTTTTCCTCTACCCTTTAATCTCATATCAATATAAGTCTTATCAGCAATATTATTAACCAACAAATCATTAATTGGTTTTAATTCTGATTCATTCATAATATAATTTGCCGCTTTATCATTACTTGCACCAAATATTAAATTTCCGGTGAGTGCTTCTCTAATCACTTCTCTTTTAAATGTGATGTATGCATCATCAACTTTAGTGTTTTTTCTAGAACCTAATATTTCTTGAAGTTGTTCGTTTAATCCACCAGAAGATTTAATTTTCTTCAATAATGGTTTAATGACTGATTGTTCCTGCCTTACAGGATTTTCCCCCACAATACTGGAAGCCATTTCTAATACAAGAGCAATTTCACCTAAAGTATTAACAGACATATTACTTTTGGAGGCAACTTTCCTAAAAACTTTATCTAAAGTTTGCACTGTCCCACTTATTCCGGCACTAGATAATTGATAAGATGCTCCCCATTTCATAGAACATTTATACTTTATTCCACCTTTTACAAACAAAACATCAGTTTTTGGTTCTGGAGACGACCCACCCAGTTGCTTAAAGGATGAATAAAACATTTGTTGAGCAACTGTAGATGATGCTGGTGGTTGTATTTTATCAACCATAGCATCAGCTGCTGCTTGAACAATCAACTCTATAGGTTTTGTGTTTATTTTTGCAAGTTCAGTCTTAATGGCAACTGTTGGATTTATAATCCTAGAATATGCAGACTTCATAATTGCATACTCATATTGCTTACCCCTATCGATAGCCATAAGTATTTTATTTTTATTTAGTGCCCAAGAGAGGACTCGAACCTCCACATCTTACGATATATGCTCCTAAGGCATACGTGGCTACCATTACACCACTTGGGCAGAGTGGAGAATATCGGACTCGAACCGATGACATCTTGCTTGCAAAGCAAGTGCTACTACCAACTGAGCTAATTCCCCAATAAAACCCCGAAGGGTTATTTATTCATTCTAATGCAGCACCAATCTTTTCATCAAGGTCTGCAATCACGGCACGAATGTCAGAAATACGAGGAGGAACAGAAACCTCATCATAGGTATAACCTTTCTGATTCTCAAAAAGAATTTGACGAACGGCAGCGGCACAACGAACGTCCATTTTGATAGATACGGATTTAACCATCAGATGTCTCCCTCTTCACGATTTTCACTATAGTATACATCAAAGAACCCATCAGGATAACGCTTCATCAGTTTATCAATATTAGTTTGAATCACTTCATCAAAAGAAACTTCAAGTGCAATACAGGCTTGTGCCACATACCACAGAGTATCACCAAGTTCTTTAATCAGGTGAGTGCGGGTCTCATCATTCCAGGATTTACCTTGGAAGACCATTTTCTTTACAATCTCCAAGAACTCACCACCTTCGGCATTAATACCAACAGCGGCAGTCAGAAGACGTTCAATATTAGCACCTTTCTCATCCAACTGAACCATACGGTCAGAAAGAGCAAGGAAATCTTTGGATGCATCAGAAGTAACGGCATCTACAAAGTTTTGATATTTATCAAAGTCAACTCGTTGTGTCATGAAAACTTAAATCCCTCAAATGATTTTTTTGGTTTATTTTCTTCATAATTATACTCCTCTTCCTGCCCGCTGTCAAGTATGTCTTTTTGTGCCGACTGCTCTACATCATAAAGACGCATTTTAGCACGGTCAATTCCAACAACAAAACGCTTAAAGATTGTTGGGTCATTATATCTATTTTTAAGTTGCTTCACCATAATCTGCCCCAGACCTTCAAGTTCCTCCGTGCTAATCAAAGCAAACATAAGGTCGGCAGTGGCAGGAAGACCAAAGGATTCTGAAGTATCGGTCAATTCAACATCAGAAGAACCAAAACCACTTCTTGTAGTTTGTGTGGCACTCACAATTGGAACATTAAACTCAACTGCCAAACCACGAAGTTCTTCGGCAATAGACTTAACCAAAGTATAAGAATTAATATTACTACCACTCTTAAATCGTGAAGAAGAACAAATATTCAAATAGTCAATAAAGATAATATCAGGTCGGAATGATTTCTTAAGAGCAAGTTCATTTAGAAGTGCCTTAAAATGCCCCGAGTGTGCCGAAGCAGTTGGATACTCTTTAATTACCAGAGAACCTTGAGTCTTCTTTGCAATACCGGTTACTTTCTTCTCAAATGCCGAACGTGGCAAATCAACCAATTGCTGAATCGGGACGTTGAGAAGGTTTGCATCAATTCTTTCTGCAATTCTTTCTTCCGCCATTTCAAGAGTGATGTAGAGAACGTTCCTACCCTGTAACAGCGCGGAACTAGCAACGTGGCACATGAAGAGAGACTTACCGACTCCTGTGCCAGCGAGAGCAATATTGAGAGTCTTATTAGGTAGACCACCTTTTGTGATTTTGTTGAAATATTCCAAATCAAATTCGATCTTATCTTCTTTACGGTGGTAAAATTCATATCGTTCCTCATAATTTTGAAGATAGTCGTGTCCTATATTATTATCAAAAGATACTGCCAGGGCTTCGGAAAGAATGCTGGGAATTGCATCCCTGTTTTTCTTTTCATTATTTCCATCGGCAATATGAATAGACTCCATAAGAGCAATATAAATTGCTCTGTCACGACACCACTTTTCTGTAGTATCCAGTATCCACTGTTTATCTACAGGACTGTCATTAAGTTTGGAAAGTAATTCTACTATTTCCTTATTTTCAGATTCTGTCAAATCTCTGCGATTATCAATCTCAATATTAAGTGCTTCTATTGTAATTGAAGACCCATACTTAACAATAAACTCAACAATTTCTTCAAAGACTATTTTTTCTACTCTTTGTTCGTAGTATTCTGGTTGAATAAATGGAATAACCTTTCTGGCATAATCTTCATTAAATATTAAGTTTCTAAGGATTGTAAGTTCAAGTCGTTCCATTATTTTAATTAAAGATTACGTTTATGATGCGGAACATCAAATACAAAGGTTATTCTAACGTTGTCGCCAATATTAACTGCCTTGTGTGGTAGTTTATTATTGAACCAAAAGAGTGTTCCGGGTTCAATAGTTGTAGTTTCATCCCCAACAGTATACTCGTATTTTCCTTGAATGGAAAGATGATATCTATCTTTTGTAAGATAATAAGTCCCTTCATCAATATGGGAACCTACAATTTCACCGACTGGAAGTGCCAAGAATCCACAACGACGAAGTTTCTTAAAATACTTTCCCAAGTAATTAAGAATCTCTGTGTGTTTTTCGTATGCTGGAGTTTTAATACAGATTTCAGTATTCCCAACATATTGGTCTTCTTTTTCAACTCCTCCCATTATGAGTTGTAAGACATCTACAGTAACGGTATACTCTGTCGGGTCTAATTGTTCGGAGTCCTCAATATTTTTTTGAGACCCCCAGTCTTCGGGATATTGCTTGAGTTGCTCTAGTATTTTAGATACATCAATTCCAGTTTTTATGATACGGATATTCTTCATACCCCATAACTAAATTCACCCTTGGCAATCACATCAAGTTTTAGCATCACTTCTTCGGTAAAATATTTTTCTGGGGTTTTAAGAATTTCTTTGGCATAAATCTTCTTCCCATCAATTTCATACCGACCTGCTACATTCTTCCAGAGTCCACCAATCTCACCAAGTTCCAGAAGACCATAGTAACGATCAAGGCCGCGCTCATCATAATACAGACGGATTTCAACATCTTGATTCTCCTTACTTAAACGTGATTTATGAGTCTTTGCCTTGATAATATTTCCGATGACTTCTGTGCCATCTTTTTCTTTTTTCTTGCTGAGATAAATGATAGTAGAAGCGGCATACTTAAGACCACTGCCACCACCCATCTCTTTTGTAGGAACGTAAGAGCCAATAACATCGTAGGTATGGTTAGTAACAATCATAGGAATTTTTGCTTGACCTAATTTGAGGGTAAGCATACGGAATGCACCTTTAATCAGTTGAGATTTGGTCATGTCCCGAACTTCCTTATCATTCAGTGCATCATTAATCTCCTTACTGGTGGAAAGCATCCCTAAAGAGTCTAGCACAAACATACAGGGACTGCGTTCTCCTTCGGGTTTCTTCATATAGAGATCAACTGCCTTAAGTGCCTTACCACGGAACTCTTCAACGGTTACTACATTGACAACCACCAGACGAGTTGTGTCAATTCCCCTGCTCTCCAGAAGGGATTTGGTGATTGCTGCTTCAGTATCAAAATACAAACAATATCCAGTAGGATTATTGTCAAGAAAATTTTTAACGACGGCAAGAGAGAAGAAAGTTTTACCAGTAGAACTCTCACCTGCGATTGCAGTAATCTTATTCCCAGATACACCACCAAATATACTGCCGGATACAAGAGCATTGAAAATGTACGAACCTGTGTCCACAAAAGTTTCGGTTTCATCAATCTCTGAGGCAAGTTGGGTGTATTCTCCACCAATTTCTTTTACAATATCTTTAAGGAAGTCCATTAGGCAAAAAATGAATCAAGGTTTACGGTTTTTTCTACTTTCCAACCAATCGCATCAAGTATAGATTTAAGTGGTTCTAAGAAACTCTTCTCAAATTGTAGTTCATAATCAATGTATTTGTCAAGACCAAGCTCCTTAGGAAAATCTGAAATAAAGGAAATTACATTTTCCTGAATAATATTTGGTTTCTTTAAATATACAAATTTAAGTTTTTCACCATTATTAATAAGGGAATACTTATTAGTCAGTTTATTTTCTTTAATATAATGATTGAAAAGCAGTGCTCCACGAATATGAATTGGAGTTCCTTTCACATAAATGTCAGAAGAAGAACGATACTTACGAACGTCAGATGCTGTTCTGGGGAAAGAAATTTCTTCTGGGGGAAGAGATTTAAACTTTTGACGGCAATTGTCAATGAAGTCTATTACTTCATCCTCAGTTCCACTCATCATCAGTTTTAGAGCATCCTTAATCATTTGGCGACAAGGAGCAGGAGTTGATGATTTAACCGCTTCAATACCCATCATCTTAAGTTTGGGTTCGGTGTATCGCACACCTTCACTGTCCCAAACATTCAGAATATAACGCTTCTTGGCAGTCCAGATTCCACGGTCGGCAATATTCTCCCGCTTCATTTGCATCTTTTGATCATATGCATTTACATAGTCAGCCAGTTCTTGGTAGCAACCTTCAATATACTTTTCAAGTTCCACCTTACAGATCTTATCAAGGAACGAAACAACGCTTTCAGTAGTTTTCTCTCTTCCCTGGTATACAGTTTCAACCAAAGGACCCATATTAAGATAAATGGAATCAGTATCAGAAGCAATAACATAATCAATACCCTTAGTTTTAAGAACTTTGTTTAGATAAGAGTTCATCTTCTCTTCAATCCAACGAATGGCAACCTGACCCGAAAGAGTGATTGCCTCAGCATTTGCTAGTTTGAAATAACGGAAATACTGATTTCCAATGGCACCATAAGCAGAGTTAAGAGAAATCTTTTTTGCCATTTGGATGTTGTTACATCTTGCAATTTCTTTCTCAAGTTCTTTTGATTTTTTCTTCTCATATGCCTTCTTTGCCTCA